CAGTGGTGCATACAGTGGATGGGTGGAACTGAGGGTACACCTAACGGCTCTGAGGCTTCTAAGGTGGCTCAGGGTATTGAACTGATTGATCCACTGTCGGTGGCTACGCCGCATAACGTGTTGCTATGAGCAGGACTACGTTCTCTGGCCCTGTCCGGTCAAACAATGGATTCTTGTCTAACCATGTTACGTTCGACACAGACACAACCTACGACAATGGCAAGGGAACCCTTACTTGGAACCAAAACTCCGATACGCTTCAGCTTGATCTAGGTAATGGCGTAGAGCTTGAGCTTGGCCAAGAGTTTTTCTTTCAAGTAAGAAACAATACCGGCTCTCAAATAGATAAAGGCACGGCTGTCCAGTTCACTGGCGCACTTGGCAACTCTGGAAGAATCACCGCTGGCCCAGCTTTGGCTTCGCCATCCACGCCCCCAGAGTATTTTATCGGCGTCTCCGCAGAGAACATACCCAATGATTCGGATGGCCGAATAACCTTCTTCGGTAAGATTAGGGGGATTGACACCCGTGGCGGGGCAGAGAACTGGCAGGATGGTGATCTTCTTTACGCCAGCGGGTCATCGGCTGGCGAGCTTACAAAGGTCAAGCCATCTAGCCCAACCCCAGATATATTGGTTGCCGCTGTTGTTAATGCTGCGACTAATGGTATTATCTTGGTTAGACCGACTTATCCATTGTCAATCAATGAGTTAACGGATGTTTTGATTACAAACCCGCAGGATGGCGACGTTCTTACCTATAGCTCATCACAACAGCTATGGATAAATCAGGCGCCCGCGTGAGGTAGGTTATGAGAAGACGATACGCTTCTGGCGGAAAGACAGAGTCCCGTGTTAATGAGGCCGGTAATTATACCAAGCCAGCCCTGCGTAAGCGTCTTTTTAACCAGATAAAGGCTGGTGATAAGGGCGGCAAGCCCGGTCAATGGTCTGCCAGAAAAGCTCAGATGCTAGCTAAGAAGTACAAGGATAGCGGCGGGGGGTATAAAGACTGATGGCACTCAAGAAGCCGCAGAAGTCCCTGAATAAATGGACTAAGGAAGAGTGGGGCACCAAGTCTGGCAAGCCTTCCACTCAAGGCAAGAATGCTACTGGTGAGCGATATCTACCCAAGAAGGCTAGACAATCACTAACAAGTTCAGAGTATGCCGCAACATCCAAGAAGAAGCGCGAAGACACCAAGAAAGGTAAGCAGCATTCAAGGCAGCCAGCAAAGATAGCGAAGAAGACGGCTAAGCACAGGAGCCGAGGATGAGGCGAAGATACGCAAAGGGTGGCAGGGTAGACAAGGCCAAGATGTCCTGCAATAAACCAAAGCGCACCCCTGACCACCCCACAAAGAAGAGCATTGTTAAGGCTTGTGAGGGTGGCAAAGAAAAGATTATTCGTTTTGGTGATCAAAATATGACCATCAAGAAAGACCAGCCCGGTCGCAAGAAGTCGTTTCGCGCTCGTCACAAGTGTGATACGAATAAACCTAGTAAGTTAACAGCACGATACTGGTCGTGCAAAGCATGGTGAGGAACTATTATGGAAGAGTATAGAGGTTTATTAAACAGTCTCTACAACGAGCTGTTTAATAGGAATGTTGCAGACCCCGGCCTACAATACTGGGGCAACCTTCTGGCTACTGGCCAGATTACCGAGGATCAGCTACGTAATGCGTTGATTTCTGCGGCTCAGGGATCTGATCGTGATTACTACAATCAGTTCGTTAACTCCGCTAATCAGCCTGCGCAACCACCAGTGGTAGGCGGAGGGGTTGCATCTCCGGGATCAACCACAAGCACGGACATTCAGACCAATGTTGGCCCCGGTGCACAGTCTCCAACGTACACTCCAACCGTGTCTAATACAGGCGATTTCTCTGGCATTCAAAGTCAGAGAAACACAACTAATTACGACTATAGTAGTCCTATTTCGAATACGTACTCAAACGCTTACGACTACAGCCAGAGCTTTGTTGACCCACGTTATAGTGCATATAACACTTATATGTATGACACGGCGCCTTTGATGGCCATGCTTAGCAGTCTTGGTTACCTCTCTCCCACCGGGCAGGGCAACCAGTTGAGTGAGTACGGTGGTGGCCCTATACAAGATCCGCAGGTTAACTTTACCCCGATGACTGCCAAAGGTGGCGACATGAATCGTCCGGCCAACCCAACATACGGTAAAGGCGGTAAGGGCGGCTACCGATGATCAGCAAGCCATACTACTACGGCATGCAGGCTGGCGGTAAGGCTCCAGTGAACGAGGAGCTTATGGAAGAAGTCCGGCGACGTAACAATCCCGACCCCGGCGTACCTTCTCCCGAGAAGCAGCGTGAGATGATGCGTAAGATGCGCGAAGAAGAGATCGATCGCAAAATGCAAGAGGCGGTCAAGCGTGTTAAGGACAAGGGTTATGCCGGTGGCGGTATGGTTAAGGGTTACCGTATGGGTGGTGTTATGCCTCAGACAGGCGGTGTCACCCCTATGCCAAACCAGTCCATGGTAACGCCCCCATCAATGAAGGGCGGCTCTATGCCGTCACCCGGAAAGGGTGGCAGCCCGCTCGGGCCTCCGCCTAAGCCGTTTGGGCCTCCGCCAGCGATACCCAATATGCCGAACTTTGGCAATGGCTTTGGCCCTAATCAGGGCGGCCCAATAATGAGTAGCCAGCCAGCTCCCCAGCAACCATCAATGGTAGCTCCCCCGCAGCCCCCAGCCCGCCCCAATGCTGGTGGAATTGCAGAGCTTCGTGATCTCTTCTTAGGCAGGAGCAATAGATACTGATGGCTACCTCCGGTACAAATTCGTTCACCCTTGATCTTGGCGACATTATTGAAGAGGCTTACGAGCGTACCGGCGTGGAGTTTCGCGGCGGTTATCAGTACAAGACTGCACGTCGAAGCTTAGACTTGTTAATGCTTGAGTGGCAGAACCGTGGCCTAAACCTGTGGACTGTTAAGAATGCGTCTCAGAACCTCACCTCTGGGACAGCCTCTTATCCTCTCACGGGCGAAAAGCTAGATATCATTGAAGCGGTTCTCAGGCAGAATACGGGATCAGCAGACCAGTCAGACCTTACCATGCGAAGGGTTTCTGTGTCTGAGTATTCCCATATCACTAACAAGTTAACACAAGGAAGGCCAATACAGTTCTTTGTTGACCAGTCCAGTTCTGGCATAACACTGACTGTTTGGCCTGTTCCCGATCAAGCGTATACCATCAACTATTACTACCTAGACAGGATAGAAGATTCTGGCAAGCCCGCTTCCAACACGGTTGATATGCCCGTTAGATATCTACCCTGTTTGGTTGCTGGACTTGCTTATTATTTGGCGCTTAAAACCCCTGAGACGGCCCCCATGGTTCCCGCATTAAAGGCGGTCTATGATGAGCAGTGGTCTCTTGCTGCTGATGCATCCAGAGAGAAGGCCTCGCTGTTTATCCAGCCGGGCGGGTATAATATTGTATGACGGCTGAAGGCAAGAATGCATACGGGTACTGTGATCGAACAGGCTTCCGTTATCCAAAGAAGGATCTGGTTAAGCAAATAGAAAACCAGCGCTGGAATGGCCTGCTTGTTGGCAGGGATGTTGTTGATAAAGACCACCCCCAACTACAACTAGGCAAGGTCAAGGCGTCTGACGATCAGTCTCTCAGGAACCCAAGACCAGATCAGAATGTTGAAGAGAGTCGCGCCCTGTCTGCTTGGAATCCTGTTGGCGGAGGCGTTACAGAGCTTGGCAGTCGGACTGTTGGCCTAGATATGATTGGCAAGGTTGGCCGTGTGACGGTGGAGATTACCTAATGGCACTTACATTCACCACGTTAAAGCAGGCCATCCAAGATTATTGCGAGTCTAATGAGACCACGTTTGTTGCCAACCTACCTCTTATTATTAGGCAGGCAGAAGACCGCATACTAAAGAACGTACAGCTCCCAGACTTCCGCAAGAATGTTAACGGACAGGTTCAAATCAACAACGAGTATCTTGAAATTCCCACCGACTTTCTTGCCCCTTACTCGTTGGCAGTAGACAATTCTGGCTACGAATACTTGACGTTAAAAGATGTCAGCTCGATAAGAGAGATGTATCCGGTCAGCACATCTACCGGAGTTCCAAAGTATTACGCTATTTTTGATGACTCATCATTTATCTTGGGCCCGACGCCGGATGCCGGATACATTGTTGAGCTTCATTACTTTTACAAGCCAACATCAATCACCAATTCTGCTGATGGCACAAGCTGGCTTGGCAATAATGCCGAGTCCGCCCTTCTTTATGGCTGTCTTGTCGAGGCGTACACATTCCTCAAGGGAGATCAAGACCTACTGGTTTTGTACTCTGGTAGATACACAGAGGCTCTGGAAAGGATTAAAGGTGTTGGCGAGGGATACAGTACAACTGACAGCTATAGAAGCGGGGATGTAAGGACGGTAAGGTCATGATTGAGTCCGGCGTTGGTAGTGTGTCAGTTCACACAACATCCAACAGGGGATCTAGCCCGAGTGAGCTGGCTGAGTTCTGCATTCAAAAGATACTTTACATATCAGAGTCTGCATCGCCAGAGGTTAGGCAGCAGGCGGAAGCATACAAAGATCGGATTAAATCGGTCATTTTGTTTTACCTAGAGGAAGCTGTGAAGTCTGACAGAGTCACTATCCAGAATGCGATAAAGTCTTCTGGCCATCCAGAGCTTGCTGAATATATTGGGAGATTGTAAGCATGGCATTCACCGGCAATTATATGTGCACTTCATTCAAGCAACAGTTGTTGCAGGCTAAGCATGACTTTACGGCATCTACTGGTCACACGTTCAAGATAGCTCTATACACAAGCTCGGCCACATTGAATGCGTCAACGACCAATTACTCCGCATCCAGTGAGTCTAGTGGTACTGGCTATACGGCTGGGGGTGCGACACTAACAAACATCACGCCAACCACGAGCGGCACAACAGCGCTTTGTGACTTTGCCGATGTCACCTTTAGCTCTGCAACAATCACTGCTCGGGGCGCCCTTATATACAACACTACGACCGGCGGAGGCTCTGGCACTACAGACTCCGTGCTTGTCTTGGATTTTGGTTCTGAAAGGGCAAGCCAAGAGGGCGACTTTGTCGTTCGGTTCCCAACGGCTGACGCAACAAATGCAATCCTTCGTATTGCGTAAGGATATAACATGGCGCTTGTTCTTGCTGACAGGGTTAAAGAAACTACCACCACAACTGGCACAGGAGCGATTTCCTTAGCCGGTGCATTGCTAGGCTATCAGGCGTTTAGCTCGGTGCTGTCAAATGCAGATACCACGTACTACGCAATCGTAGACCCAGTCAACTCCGAGTGGGAGGTTGGGCTGGGGACGTATGCTTCAGCAGGAAACGCCTTAACCAGAACAACGATATACGCATCCAGTAATGCTGGCTCTGCTGTTAACTTGTTGTCTGGAACAAAGGATGTGTTCATTACATACAACGCGGCCAAGGCGGTTTACGAAGACGCACTTGGCGCAGTAACAGTTTCATCTCTCGTTGTTGATGGATCTGTAGAAGAGCAGCAGTACAGCCTAACTGGCACTGACATAGACCCGGCAAATGGAACGATCCAGTATAAAGCGCTAGCAGCAAACACGACTTTTACGGAAAGTCTATCTGATGGTGAATATGTAACACTTATGATTGACGATGGATCTGGCTTTACGATTACTTGGCCAACAACGCCTACTGACCCCAGAGAGATACAGTGGGTCGGAGGTTCCGCCCCAACGCTAGAGACCACGGGTTACAATATCATTGAGCTGTGGGCGGTTAATGGTGTGATCTACGGAGCTTCTGTCGGTGCAGCGTAGTCATGTGTTGAGGGCGTCCGGTAGTTCTCTTAGGCCGCTTGGTATTTATGAGGTTAATTACTACAACCAGAACAATGACTTTACAAACCCTATCGTGATTCCTGATGGAGAGGATGGCGATTTGGTTGTGCTCTGCATTTCGTCTGATGCCGGATTTAGCTTTAACGACTCTCAGCTTGTAAATGTTTATGGGTTTACGAGACATTTGTATGCTAACTCAAACGGTCAGTATTCTCTGTATAGCAAAACGCTCAGCGGCGATGGCGGCACGTCAATGACAGCCTTTGGAACCAGTGGCGAAGATACGTCAGCGCTTATATTTTCAGTTGGCGCCGGGTCTTTAGACGTAGTTGGATCGGTTAGGGATGAGGGGGGGAGCCCAGTCGGGCCTGTTGCGGCTGTCACGGCTGGTGCTGGCGACATGGTTTTAGGGGTATTCTGGCAGAACGCAAGCAGTGTGACGCCTAATTTTATTGGCGCTACAGAGACCTATACTGATGTGACCACTTTTAGCTCATCAGCTATTAACGCGGTTACTGGTGCTGGATACTACATCGCAACATCAAGCGGCACATCAAGCACGGTTAACATGGCGACCATTGACACCAGCAGCGGGGGAAGGGCTCAGGGTGTTCAGGTTGCCATATCTCAAGTTTAAAGGGATGAATAGATGTTAGGCTTTTCGGCATTTTCATCTGGGCCAATATCTGATCTGGGCGATACATCGTCTCAGGTTTCTGTATCTGGCTTGTCATCAACCGGCGCTGTCGGCACTGTCACCCTTGCATTTTCATACACTGTTCTTCCAACAGGGGTGGCTGCGAGTGGCGTTACGAGCGGCGTTATTAGAGATACCGATGTTGATTTAACTGGAGTTCGCGGCGTTGGTGGAGTGGGGTCTATTTTTACTTCATGGTTGCCGTTGATAACAAACCAGTCGGCGTCATATAGTCAAGTTAACACAGGCCAGTCGGCGTCATATACGGACGTTGACACTAGGCAAACAGCGTCATGGGGATAGATAATGGCTAGTACATATACATCTAGGCTTGGCATCGAAAAGATCGGTACTGGCGAGCAGACAGGAACATGGGGTGACACCACCAACCTTAACTTCGACATTATTGATGAGGCAGTTGCTGGCGTTGCTCAAACCGTGTTGTCTGCATCCGGCTCGTCCGGTAGTCCTAACACGCTACCAATAACAGATGGAACACTCAGCGTCGGTCGTAATGCTTTCGTAGAGTTCATTGATGGCGGTGATCTTGGTGGCGATGCGTTCGTCCAACTAACCCCTAATGACGCAGAGCGGGTCATGCGGTTTAGGAACAGCCTGTCTGCAAGCAGAACGATCACCATATTTCAGGGAACGTACAATGCCAACAACAGCGTTGTTTTAGAGAATGGCAAGGACGTTGTTATTAAGTTTGATGGTGGCGGTGCTGGAGCCATAGCATCTGATGTTAACGCCGACCTTGTCATGCAGGGGGTCACATTTGGCGGCAAGTATACTGAAACTGTTTA